TTTGATTAAAACTGACACAGAAGCATTAGGTGGTATGGGCCAACTAGCTTCAATGAAATCTTTATTTGATGGTACAGCTCCTTTGCTTGAACTAGCTCAAGGTGCAGATACTATTACTGTAGATGGAAACAAAGTAGAGTGGGAATTTATGGTATCAGGTTACAGACCATCTCTTATTGTAGAGGATGTTGAACCTAGTAATACTACTAAAGGTATTGCTCAAAGACCATTTAAAATTAAAATTGACCTAGGTACTTATGTTGAAGGAGATACTTTAGTATTTACTGACAGCAAAAAATATAACATGCGTGTTATGGCTGCTGGTCAAAAAGATGGTTCCGCAACAATTTACACAGTTAAATTGATGACAGATGATCCTACATTATTTGTACCAACTGATTTATTTGTTATTGGATCAAGAATTATGAAACTTGCTTCTACTTATTCTGAAGGCTCTGTAAAAGGTGGTTCAATGAGTGTAGATTCAATTGGAAAAATTAAATTCCGTTCTGGTCTTTCTAGATTCAGAAAACAATATCAAATGACAGGAGATGCTGCTCAAAGAAAATTGAATGGTAACTTGACTGAAGCTGATTTGTTGATTCTTGCAGGAAGAAAAGCAGGAGAGTCTACAGATGCATTCCAAAAAAGAATTGCAACTGCTATGAATTCTAAAAACAAAGGTAATATGTATATTACTTCAGTTGCTGAAATTAAATTCAACAAAGAATTTGAAATGGAAAAAGAACTTCACTTGATGTATCAAAGAAGTAGTTCTACAGTAGTTGATGAGTCTACAGGTTACTATGTTCACCAAGGTCCAGGTCTTCAAGAAATACTAGAAGATGGTTATAGAGAATTTTATAACACTTTCACAATAGGTCTAGTTAAAGACTTTTTGCAAGATATATTCTTTGGTAGAGTAGCTTATGACCAACGTAATGTTGTAATGTGGACAGGTGAAATAGGACTAAGATTGTTTGATGAGGCTATCAATCAAATAACTCAAGGTTTCTTCAAAGATATGAAAGATTATTTCATTAAAACAGATGGTGCTTCATTGGTACCAGGTGGTCCAACAGGATTGTCTTATACTGAAACTCCATACACTCAATACAAATTGAAATTTGGTGGTTCATTGACAGTTATGCACATGAAAGCTTATGATGACGTAACTTTCAACACTATCCTAGATGAGAATGGTTATCCAGCAGAATCTTCAAGATTTACATTTATAAACTATGGTTTAGGTGATGGTTTTGGTAAAAACATTGCTTATTTGAAATCTTCAAGAGATGTTGCTTATGGTTACACAGGTGGTTTGTCTAACCCTTATGGAAATAGCCAAGGAGCATTAATGTCTCATGCTGGTGACTTCTGGACTGTACACAGAATGGAAGATGCTGGTATCCTTGTAAAAGATGTTACTAAGTGTGGGGAATTAATCCCTGCAGCGTTGAGAGGAAAATAAATTCCTTTAGGGTTTCAAGGGGTGAACCCATTAATCACCCCTTTTTATAGTGAAGTAGATTACAGGAATCTAACTCGAAATGGTTCAACTCCATTCTTCACACTAAACATAAACACACACACAAAAAAAACAAACAATATGTCAAACACAACAAGACCACAGAAAGTAAAAATTTACCCTAATATTTTAAAAAATAAACATTGGCAGGTAAATATTGATCCCTCCTATAAACAAATTGGAGAAACCTATGCCTTCTTAGCTAATAGTAATACTATTAGACCTAGATTTGATAAAGCAACTTATCAATATAATTTAGGACCTATTAATGCTAGATATACTAAAGAAGAAATAAATACTTTAGTAAAAAAATTAGGATTTAATGATGAAATAACTGGATTAAAAATCTCAGAAGCAGATTCATCAAATAGATTAGATCCATTTTTTACTAATAAAAATTGCAAAGCAAAACTAGGAAGAGATATAAGTATATTAGACTTAAGGAATCCTTTAGATGAATTAGTTTATGCTATTATGACTGCAGACCCTATGACAATTGTGGGAGAAAATAATTTGTCAAAACACCCAACAGCAGAATGGATTATTGCAGATGAAGAGGCAGATGCTATAGTTAGAGAGACTAAAAGAGAAAGAGTTAGTAAACTACATGCTAGATTTGAAGGACTTACTAAGACTCAAAAGAAAAATATGTCTACAGCGTTAGGAATAAAATTAACAGGTGAAGAAAAAGAAGTTATTGTAGAAGATTTACTTTACTCTAAAATTACAGAAAATTCTTCTAGAGAAACACTAACAGCTATTCAAGATTTATTCTTAGAATTATCAGACCCTAAAAATAAAGCAAAATTAGAATTAACAGTTTTAACAGAGCAGTTGTTTCAATATGCAATATTAAGAAAAGAAAGTACAAAAGTATTATTTAATGGAGAGACTCTTGCTACTGACACAATACATATTGTAGACTTCTTATCTAAACCAGAAAATTCTGCATTATTGTTGACTTTAGAGGAGGCTTTAAAAGCTAAGATGAAGTAATGTATTCTATAAAAGAAGCCCACTATAAATTTAAACAACACGCTAATAAAGTAGATGGATTAAGAAATGCAAATTTTCTTATACCTCAGATAGATGAATATATTTTTGAAGCATATATAATCTATGTTGAAAATATTTGTGAGCAATTAGAGTTAAATCAAAAGCGTAGAGATGACATTAGGCAATTAGAAATTAAAGACCTAGAATTACCTGTCATTAAAGTAACTGATGAGTATTATACTGCAAATTTGCCTCTGGATTATTATAGGTATTTAGAATCATATTCTTTGTGTAAAAATGAAAAATGTGAGAATAAGAAGAAAATAAAAAATTACATTGTTCAGAAAGATGATATATATGTAAATGATCCTATGTTTAATTCTTCATTTACTTTTGAACGAGTAAATTTAGATCTTTCAGGAAACAAATTATATCTTTATTATGAAGATTTTGATATAGAAAAAGTATTTTTAACTTATATCAGAAAGCCTTTAAGGCCAGGTAACCCACAAGATTTCTTAAATGGAGGTGGAACTTATAACTTACCTGATGGAACTCCTGCAGTTCAAAGAGACATAGAAATTGACTCTACATTCCAAGCAAACAAAATAATAGATATTGCAGTATTAATTGCAATGAGAGATGTCGGAAACACTATAGATTTTGAATCTCAATTAAATAAAATTTTAAACATATCAAAAATATAATCTTAAAAAACTTTAAATAAATAAATTATGTCAACTAGAATTCAAAAAACTATTTTCCTTCCAACCAAAGGAAATGCTGCTATTGTTACAACTGGTACAGCTTTGTACGATGCAGTAAACAAATGGTACAATTTGGCTCCAGGTCAAATTGGATTTTTTAACACTGCAACTAATACTGCAGTAAATGCTTCTACTGTTGTAGGAGTAAAAGAAATTTTTATTGCAATAGGTGTAGGTACTGTTACTGGTCAAGCTACAAAGTCTAAAAAAGTAAGACTAAGTAATGGAGAAAATATTTCTTCATGTCTTATTGATTATGCTAATGTAGATGCTCCACAAGAAGGTAGCTCAAATACTGCTTCATTTTATTTCTCTTGTATTGATTGCTCTACCAATTATGCAATTGGTGTTCAATTGCGTGATCCAACATTGAACTTTTTTTATCCAGAAAATAGATTCCATGTAGAACTAATTTCTGTACAATCAGAAGTTTGTCCTTCATGTGATGGTGATTGTGATTATACTCCAGATGTAGATGATTTGAGAGATAAATTTATTACAGCAATTGAAGAAAATGAATTGTTAAAAACATATGTAGATTCAGTTTCTACTATTACAGGCGGTGGTCTTACAGTTAATGGAATTACTTACGCTGCAGGTTTTGAAATAACTTTCAAAGTTAATACTCAAGAGTGTGGTTGTTTTCCTAAAGCTGAAAGCATTATGCAAAGATATACTATTGGTTCTATCCAAACTATTTTAGATTCAGGTTGGGCACCAAATAGTACACTTGCAACTCAAGATTTAACAGCTCTAGCAATGCCTAAAGGAGTAGGTGCAGATTTGCAGTGGGAAGAGTATATGGAAATGCCAGGTGGTACAGGTTTTGATGGTTTGAACAATGAAGTTGAAACTACAGGAGCTCCTTACTATGCTCAACTAGAAGTTTCAAGAACTAAAAATTTGCTAGTAGAGTGTGAAAAATCATATTGTCAGTATTCATTGGGACATCAATCAACATCTACTAATGAAGATGCTAACAGTCAAAAATGGGCACCTAAGTTTATAACTACAATTCTAGTTCCTAATACAGATACTGTAACTCAAGCAGCTGTAGAAGGAGTACTAAATGCATTTGTTACTACAGGACCTTGTGGAAAAACAATTAGTCTTGATTGTATTGGATAAATTATAATAATAAAATATATTAA